CGCTTTAAAATAGGCCTACAATCAATTATAATATCCTAGGGTATATGTTGGTATACCCTAGAATATTATAGCCTCTTATTTCTCTAAAGCCTCAATAAATGTAGCAGTATTAAAATTGGGGTTATCTTCTTTTAAATAGGTTGTTAAGTCATTTACAAAATTAATATAAATGATAGTTTTAGGTAATACAAAATTAGGATTTATAACCTCATTATTTGTGTTATTTCTAATTAGTTCTACTAGTTTTATGTAGTGTTTTTTAGTCATTATTTTTGCTCCTTTGTTAGTTGTTCTAAGTCTTCTTCTAGTTCTTTTAGTGTCCCCATGTTTACTTCTAGAGTTGTTTTAATTGCTCCTAAAACATCTTCTATATCTACATCTCTTAAGCTAATAAATAAAGTATCGAATACTTTTCTATCAGAGATAACATCTCTCTCTATTGTCTCTAATAGTTCTTTTGTTTCTCTCTTAATATCTGTTTCTGTTCTTTTATATAACATTTTTTTTCCTTTTGTTTATTATTATTTCTACCCTTTACACGCTACCAAATATATTTAGTTCCCACTTTTATTAAATAAAGTTATCCACAAGTTATACACATAGTAAAAGTTGGCTTATACGCTTATTAATTCAATAGGTTCCCAACTATTTTCAATAGGGCTAGAACGCTTTAAAATAGGGCTTTAAGACGCTTTTACATTTTGTCATAAGCTAACATTAAAAAGTATTTTTATTGGCTTGTAGCTATCATTTAATAGGTTTGCCGTCTGAACAATAAATAAATATATCTTTTATGGGAACTTATTTTTATATTGCTAGTATATAGGGTGTAAGCAATTTTATTAACAATTAACAAAAGGAATAATATGCTACTAAGTAAACAAGATAAAAAAAGAGTAAGTAAGAAAATACAAGCTCTAAAAATAAAGAAAATCAGAACCATGCAAGGACAATATTTAAGCATGGATAATGGATTAATAGTAAGAGTTAATGGAATAAAATTTCCAATGGTTAAAGGGGATAGATACCCAATGAGGAACACCGCAAGAGCAGTTATAACGGCTCTTAAAGAATACGAAAACAATATTAATATAAATAACCCTAAAGATTTTATAGGAGATTATTTATAAGAGATAAAAATACATGGGAACTTTTTAATGGTTCCCATGTATAAAGAGTATGCAAAAACAAAAGGAGAAAAAATGATTAATAAAAATATTGAAAACTTTTTAAGTAAATACCCAAATGTAAAAAAAGCTATGTTGTATTGCTTTGAAAATGATAAACATTATGGTTGGTTTATACATTATATGGACAATAAAAAACTAGGAGCTAAACCTAAAATATCAAAATCTTTATCTTTTGGAACTAGAACATTTTATATATATGAATTTCAGGGTATAACAGGATTTCACGAAGTATGGCAATACTTAAAAAAAATAAATGGGAACTAAAAAGAATTAAGAGAGTATAAAGAGTATGCAAACAAAACAAAGGAGTATAAATTATGTTTAATTGGTGTATAAAATGTAAGAAAAAGTTTTTTTCATCTAAATGTTATAGATGTAAATAAATGGGAACTAATATTAATTAGGATAGTATAAAGAGTAAGAAAACAAAAGGAGAGCAAAATGAGATTAGCAGGAAGTGGAATAGATGAAGTAAGACTATGGAATTTGTCAATGAAACTACAAGATATAGTTAATGAGATGAACCAAATGGAATTACCCTTAGATGAAGATGGACAAGAAAAGTTGTTTAATAAGATACAACGCATGAACGAAATCTATGGAATTATAATTGATATAATCTGTTGTAATCCTAAGATGATAGAGTTCTTGAAGGAGTATTCAGAAGGACAAATGAAAGTCAAAGAGTATTGCGAGTAATAGAAACAAAAGGAGTATAGATATATGAGAGAAACACAAGCAAGAAAGGAATACAAATAATGGAGATATGTGATAATTATAAAGACGCATTAGAGATAGCAATAATACTTTTGGAAGATAATAAAGAAATTACAGACGAAAATAATTTTCTTTGTAATAGTTTGGCTTTAAGGGAAAAACTTTATCAACTAAGAAAGGAATACAAATAATAGAAACAAAAACAAAAGGAGAACAAGATGAATAAAAAAGATAACCCTAACTTTGAGTGGGGTGTATTTATAGAGTGGTACGATAACAATGGAAAAGAGTATGAAATAATGTTACCAGAAACTTTAACAGAAAAAGTATTTCAAGAAATAAATAGTTTGTTAAAAGAACCAAACAAAAGTAAAGCAAAATTACTAATTAAATAACAAAAGGAGAATAGATAGTATGGATTACATAGAACTAACAGATGAAAAAGAACAAGAGATTAGAAATGATATTGAGAATTGCGGTGGATTAAATGACAGGAGAGGCAGTTATTTATTGTTTGAACACACGAATAAATGTTTAGAGGATTGTTATTTAATGCTTGATGCTTGTGGAGATATTGACACATTAAAAGCGTATCAATCAAGCGATACAGAAACAAGAGGAATTGATAGAGTAGTAGAAAAAGCAAAAGAAATTCTTGAAAGAATAGGAGAAATATAAGATGAGTATAGAAAAAACAAGATACTTTAAACATAATATAGATGGTAGTGTTCAGGAAATATGGGTGCCAATGTATTTAAATTATGATGAGGCAAAACTACACGACGAAAAACTTACGAAGAAAAATTGGTTAGGTTTTTTAAATTGGTTTTGGGGAAATGGTAAAGATGGAATCAAAGAGCCTATGGGGTGGATATACCAGACTGAAAGTGAACACCCTACATACTTTGATAACATTGAGTTATTTCACGAAATGTTTAAACAATACAAAGAAGACAAAAACAAATAGGAGAAAGATAATGGGATTAGACGCAAATGGTGGAAAATTAAATCATCTATACGAGGTTGAATTTGAAAACCAACAGGGAGAAATGATAAAACATAAATGGGTAGGAGTAGGACATTTTGAGTGGAGAAAACACGCAAGACTACAAGAGTTTATGACAAGGCTATATATGAAAAGACATAGGCTTAAAAATAAATGGATTGAAAGAGATGATGGTTGGTATCCAATAGAGTTTGGAAAAACCAACAGAATGAGATTGAAAGAAGAAGATATAGACAAACTAGAAAAGGCAATTAAAGATAATTACGAAGAATATTTTTGTGATGGTGGGTTTTTATGGGGACACCAAAGGCAAGAGATATACATGAATGCGTATAAAGAGCAAGACTTAGAGTTTGTAGAGTATGCAAGACAACGATTAAATGACAACAAGATAGTATATTATTCTTGTAGTTGGTAAAATAGTTGGGAACAAAATACGATTAAGATAGTATAAGGTAGTATGAAACAATTTAATTAAGATGAGCAACTGACAAAAAATGTATGAGGTGGGCGTTATTGTATCCCAAACTCATCTTGATTAAATAACAAAAGGAGAACAAGATGAATAAATATAATGATGGACAATATACAATAGGAGATTATATTATTTGGGTTGGTGGAGTAGCAAACTACTTTAGCGACTATGATAAAGCAATTAAAGAATATATATATTGGTTAGACAAAAATTACAATGATGTTATCATTGAAACTATAACTAGCGAGGAAGGAGAACAAGATGTATAAATATAATGTAGAAAGACTAGCAAATGACATAAATATTCAGTTGCATAATGAGTTAGCAAAAGATGAAAGCGTAGAAAATCTTACTGATTATAATGTAGATGTAATGGATATGGGTGATAATTTGTATAGCATAAGACTGAACTTAGTATGGACAACAATGTCTATGATAGCAAATGACATAAATATTCAAGCGTACACGAGAGATATTTATAATGTTACAAGAATGTTAATGGAACATATAAATAATAGTAAAAGAGGTTGGAGTGAGTAAGATAGAATTAACCTTAGAAGAATTTAAAATGTTAGAAAAAGGAGCAGTACCACGAATATTACAAGAGGTATATTATACTTGTAGTAGTGATGGTAGTAAAGTAATTGATATAGAATTAACCTTAGAAGAATTTAAAGATAAACTAGAAAAGTTACAAGAGAACAAATGAAAATATATAGAAGATACCATAAGAAGAAAGAAGTTATGAAAGCAGGTAGATATTACATAGGAGATTTATGTTATATCTTAGATGAG